TACAAATGGTGAAGAGGGGCAGAAACACACAAAACTGCGAGGGTTTTAAACTGAGGAGTGTTAGCATCAGAGTGAGGGGGGGCAAACGTGATCATGGGCGGCTCGAGCAGCGTCACGTTTAGACAGTTCTCCACTGGAAGAGATTCACACGAGCAAGATCCTTGGTGAGCGACTCGAGACCAGCACGTTCGGCAGGGTCGAAGCGCCAGAAGAGAGCAACGAGGTCGCGCTTATCCTGAGGACGGACGCGGTGTCCCGCTTGTAGTTTCCCGCGGCAACGATCAGCTAGATTGACGAACAGAATCATCGAATCTTTGGAGAACTGGAGACGGCCGGAGACATTGGTTAAATGGAACAGGCGGATCAATGTGAAGATGCAGTCCAACTCAAAACCGCTGAGGTAAGTCATCATGTCCTCGGCCATGAGGTAACCAGTGGAGAGCTCAGTGGCATAACTGGCAAGGACATTAGCAAGTTTCCCTTGGTCCTGGGCGAGGTAAATCCGGGCAATCATGGGAACAGGGTCGCGGATGGCTCCATCAGGGGTACAGATGTAGCCGACAAACAGGAGTCGTTTGTCAACCTCAGGTTTGGCAACAAGTGAAAGATGACATTTGATAGCTTCCCAAGTGTCACGCTGAACAAGGATCATGCCGATACCACCATCATCACCGGAAACAAAAACGGGGATGTTGCGATAGCGATCGATAGGGAACTGGAGATTCATGACGGCGAGGTTGCAACGGCAGTTGAAAGCATAGGTAGCTGGCTCTCCGGAAAAGCGCATGGTCTGGAGAGAACCTAGGAAACAGCTCATGCAAGTCTTGTTCTCAGCGTACATCTCAATGTATTCGAGTGGGATGGAAGCGTGCCAGAGGTAGAGAAGTTCGGAGGCCAGGACCTCTCCGGTTTGGCTTTGATCAAAAGCCGTGTAATCATTGGCGTAGTAGAGGCCGGGGGTCAACCATTTCTTGCAGAAGGAATCAAGGTCACCATTATTGCGACCACCATGGAGGTAGATATGAGCGGGGCAATAATCATGTTCCAGGAGGGTGAGATAACGGATGACGGGACCAAAGAAAAGTAACCACATGTCCGACATGTTGGAGATGGTCTGACCGGCCTTGAGATCACCGTTCATTGTGCTACCGTTGACTTTCCTCTGTTGCTTCATAAAGAGACGGATCCAGGTCCAGCGCCAATCAGCATCACTCTTGAAAGCGTTAGCGAGAATGGTCTGACGGGTTTTGACATGCAGGGAATGCCACTCATTGTACTGAATGCAGCGATGGAAGAGGGCATCATCGAAAGGGAGCTGGACGGAATGATCCAAACCCATCAGGTTGCAGTAGGACATGAAGAGAGCTTGACCGACCCACTCCTTGCTGAGAACTTCCTGTTTGTTAGCAGCTTGACCACGGAAGCGAAGGCGCTTCGGGACGCTGAGAGGGAGCAGGGTCTCATCAGCCGTACGATGACGGGCAGCAATCTGTTCAGGGTAGTCACCGTCGGGGTTGAGACCTTCGGGTTCGGAATCACGGAACTGTTCTGTAGGTTCACCCTTGATGAAGGCTTGACGGCTGGGATCATCAACAGGCCGGAGCTTGTACATGGTGCGGAACAAGGTGGCGAGATCGTTGCTAGGCCAATGAACTCGGGCAGGTTCATCTGGTGACCATTCATCATGAGGCTTGATTTCAGTGCAGGGTTCTTCAACAAGACCTTTGTGAGCAACCCGTCGAGTAGGTGGGAGGTAAGCAAGATCGAAACCATGTTCCACTGGTGTATCACCACCAACGAGTCCACCACGCAGAACACGATCAGCACGAGTGCAGGGTCTTTCGATGATGTTCAAACCGGCCAATTCGTAACCAAAGACACTTTTCCAGTTGCAAGGTTCGTTGGTATAAAAAGCGCGCCACAAGGGAGATTCACGAAGGATTGAATCCACACGGCTGTTGATGCCGGTGATGAGCGTTAGACCGTGGGTGCACCGCGTAAGAGCGGTATGAACAGCACCATTGGAGCACTTCTGGGCGGA